CTCTGGCAGTATGCGCCAGGGTGTGCGCGAAATGATCGAAATCTACCGGGAACTGTGGTCCCTGGGCTATCGCCCGGGCCTGCCCTTGCGTGACTTCGTCAAAAGAAAACGGGCCCCGAAGGGCCCGCAAAGGTCAACTGCGCCGCCCAAGTATAACCCGAAGCGCGAGGGCCAAGAGGGCATAAATCACGGGTGACCCTCCAGAATCTCGGTGCAATAGTCGCCCGTCAGAATACCCTCAACGTCGTCAATATCCCCCCGCAGGAAAGCGCGGCGCGCGTCCGCTAGTATCTGGGCGGCTTCGACTAGGGGCAGCAATTCCTCCGCCCTGAACTGGCCCCCTCCGATTGTCAGGGTTTCGCGGTTCCGGACCGCGTGGTTTATGTTTGCGATCAGCGTTTTCACACGTAATCCTCCGCCCGTAGGATATGGTCCTCAAGGCGCGCAAACTGAGCGCTAGACAACATTTCCGCGATATCAACGCCCCCGACGTAGACATGGAAGATGTCCGCCATAGGTGGCGCGCCAGGGTAATCGGGTTCGATCATCTCGCCCGGGAACACGTCCGCGTGTACTGTTAAATCAAACCCCCAAGGGTTGACGGTGTAAGTTTTCATACGATGCCCCTTGCAATGCAATATTCGGAAACAGCGTCGTCTACTGTTTTTCCATACAGGAAATAATAGGTGGCTGCGTCCCAGTCGATCCGGCCGGATAACTCAGGGTGAGCCCCTACTAATCGGTCCGCAAACTGGCCCATCCAATGGGCGCGCTGTTCGGCTTTATTCAATCGTCTCATGCGTCACCTCGGCGCCAGTAAGGAAAGATGCGGGTTCCGTATTCAAGGGCTCAAAAAAGCCGTCCGGACCCTCGGCAAGGTTCTGCGCATAGTACTTGCGCACATATGCGTCCGTACTCATGCCCGGCGCCCATTTTGGAAAACTGCGCTTCACAGTGGCCAGTTCGCGCTTGCGCTTGGCCATATAGGACTTGATGTCCTTGTCGCTCACGTAGGCGTTCATGGTTTCATACTCCAAAAGTAGATTACAAAAGGCAGGGCCAAGAGCCCGGCCACAATGAGGGCGCCGATAGTGTCTTTCATAGTCCCGACACTCGAAAGCACTTACCATCGGACAAGCGTTGTACGTCAACCGTATAGCGACCATGCATGGCCAGGATCCGGCACCGTGTCGGACGGCCGAATAGTTCGAGAATCACAATCTCATTTTTTCGCATGTCGTGTACTCCATTATCGGACTGGATTGTCCGGAATAGGGGAACCGCCCCTATCCCTGAAAATCAAGCCGACGCGATCGCGATCACCCGGCGTTTGTGTCCTGCGGCATGGTCCGCGATCACAATGTCGCGCGCCTGAATCGATGTGCCCGCGCATAGTGTGCATTTGGCGCATGTAGATTTCCGGCCACCCTCGGCCGATGCCGGGCAGATTGTCTCGGCGGGTTGCGGGTCAACCCCGACGGAAACCCGGAAAACCCGCATGCCAAGCAAATTAGCCCGCGCAGCTTGTTCGATTGTGTCCGCGCTCGCCATAACGAGCGGGCTCCATGCTTGGACGTCAAAATCCGGGCGGTCCCATTGGTGAGAGTATCCGCGCCGGCCGGCAGCATAGCGGGTAATTTGGGCCCACATTGTCACCGGTGCAGCAAACGGGTCCCCATAGGTTCCAAGCCGAACGATTTTGCCCGCCAGGGCGCGGGCGATTGTGGCCGGGTCCGCTTTTGTGTAGCGGCCGCGTTTGTAGGCGTGAAACACCGATTGGACCGATTTCCCTACTTGCACATAGCAGGGAGCGGCACCCGTCTCCCGCGCCAGCGCGGGCCTATGCTCACAATCGCCACAGATCGATTCGTCCTGGCCGGACTGTAGCGCGGCCATAGGCGCCACGTCGGACCGGATGATAAAGCTCTGCACAATCGCGCCTGTCTTAGCATTGGCGGAGCCGTCTGTAATTTTGTTGACAATGACGACGATAGGCGCGCCATCGATCAACGATGGGCCCTCATAGGCGATAAAGCCGAGAAAATTTTTCATGCTTGGCCCGCCTTGATCGCGCGATTGAGTTGTTGCAGGTATTCCAGGATCGGGACGGCCTCATAGAGGCGCGTGTTAACGGCTTTGGCCGTGTTTTCGTTGAAGGTCTCAAACACGGCTACGCGTGTGGCCTTGTTGACGATGATCCAAGATGCGGTTTTCATGTCGGTTCCTTTAGTGCATGGCATCGGCGCCATGAGTGATATTGTAAGGCGATGTCTGACGCTGTCAACAACTATTTTCTAGGTAGTTTCCCTAGGTGTGGTCAGGACGTGGTCCGACATGGTCGCGCGGTTGACCACGTGAGATCGAGCACTGGCGCGGGTTGGCGAGCGATGTGGTCATATGGTCATTTATTTATCTTACTTTCATAAAGGATAATAATATATATATACCCCCAGAATTTGACCCACACCGTCGCCAGCACTACGACGTTTTGGCAGCGACTGAAATTTGCTGGCCAAGCGACCACATGACCCCCCACTAAAGTACTACTGTAAGGGTTTGGGCTCTTATAGTGACTGACTGGTCACAATGTAGACTGAGCAGTCTAGTTTTAGACTGACCAGTCTACGATGTGACTGACCAGTCTAGTTTTAGACTGACCAGTCTACGATGTGACTGACCAGTCTAGTTTTAGCCTAGGTGGTGTCAGAATGGACCCGCGCGTCTCCATGCCTTTGCGAATGCGAATCATTCTCATCTAGCCCAATGCAAATGAGAATCATTCTCATCTAGTCCGCCAGTCCCAATGCTATCGAGCCCGCATGATCGATCGCTTAAAGCTATCGTGCCCGCTGGCCATGTTAGTTAGCACTCACTTCGCCTTGGGTTAGTGAGCACTCACTAGGGGGGAGGGGGTCTGGCTGTCTGTGTAAATTTGACGGTGCCTCCCCCATACTGAAAAAGCAAAATGGGCAAAACACTAGGTCTTAGCCGTAAGAAAAAGTAGAATATGGAAACTTCCCTGAAAGGATAAAAGTGAACTTGCCAAGAACGCTTCCAAAGACGGATACGATGCGTCTGAAGGAACTCAAAGAGTTGCTGCTTAAATCTGGCGGCAAGACGGTCGTACAGAAAGTCCTGGATATTGCGATGGACGACGCGCACCCTGGCCAGATGACGGCCTTGAAGATGTGCATGGACCGAACGCTACCAACCAGTCTGTTTGATAAAGAGAAAGGCGCCCGAAGCGCCGTCACGATCAATATAACTGGCATCGGTGAAGCGCCGACAATCATAGAAGCACAGGATATAACGGATGTCTGACCTCAACTTTAGCCTCCTCCCCTGGCAGCAAGAGGTTTTCAAAGACCCGACGCGCTTTAAGGTGGTGGCTGCTGGACGCCGGTGCGGAAAGTCCAGGCTCGCCGCTACGACGTTGATCATTGAGGCGCTCAAGTGCCCCCCGGGCAGTGCGGTGTTGTATGTGGCTCCCACCAACGGGCAGGCGCGGCAGATTATTTGGGATGTGTTGATGGAGATCGGGCGGGAGGTGATCGCCAACAGTCATGTGAACCAGATGGACATCACCATGATCAATGGTGCGAAGATTTATGTGCGCGGGGCTGACCGGCCCGATACGCTGCGGGGTGTGAGCCTGACGTATGCGGTGCTCGATGAGGTGGCGGATATTAAGCCCGAGGCGTGGGAGCAGGTCATTCGGGCGTCACTATCGGACAAGAAGGGTCGGGCGATCTTTATTGGGACGCCAAAAGGTAGAAATTGGTTCTATGATCTGTATAAGCTGGGGCAGAATGAGACCGATTCGGACTGGAAGAGCTGGCACTTTACGACCAAAGACAACCCGCTGATTGATCCCACGGAGATTGAGAGCGCCAAGAAGACGTTGTCGAGCTTTGCCTTCAAGCAGGAATACCTGGCGAGTTTTGACAATGCCGGGTCGGACATCTTCAAGGAGGAGTGGGTCAAGTACGGGGTGGAGCCTGAGCAGGGGAGCTATTTTGTAGCGGTTGATCTGGCGGGTTTTGAGGAGGTGGCCAAGCAGGCGGCGAATGCCAAGAAGCGCCTTGATGAGTCGGCCATTGCGGTGGTGAAGGTGACGGATGATGGCAAGTGGTGGGTCAAGGAGATTGAGCACGGGCGCTGGGACATTCGGGAGACGGCGTCTAAG